GTGATAGCACAATAAATTTAACTTTGTATAATCGTTCTAATGTAACAACAGCCCAATTATCAGCCCAATATTTGCCTCCTACTTCCATTATTACTTTTTTTAAATCTTCTATTGTTTCTACATCTTTCATAAATTCAAATTCTCTTGTTAATTCTTCTAATTCTTTGTTTTGATCACTAAGAGAAGACATATTATCAAAATTAGATTTAGCATCACTAATCATTTTAATTTTATCTGGACCATCAGGTGTTGCTGTTATCATTTTTTTTAATGTATAATGTTTCTTTTTATGTTCTTTTAATTGTGTTTGTATTGATTTCATATTGTTATAAAATAATCCAAAAAACTCTTTGTATGTTGCCAATATTTCTTCGTCAACTTCACTTGCTAATTTTTCGCGTATAGATTTAACCGATGTTTCTATTTTTACACTTCTTAGCGCATCTCGTAAAACCGCAAAAAAACAATCTCCACCACCTTCATTATCTAGAATCTCATATTTATTGCTTCTTAAATATTTGTTAATCCATTTATGCGATGGATCTTCTTCATATTTGCTCATTTCATAATCGCTTTCTTCTTTTGTTTGACTATTTACTTCCATTAAATCATAGCTTGCACTTACAAGTTTTTGTGGTTTTTTACTAGTATCATCATCATCATCATCATCATAATCGTCATCATCTCCGCTAATGCTTTCAACATCACTAACATTAGAACCATCATCAGTACTATTAAAATCACTTGCGTTAGACATAGTTTCAAATTTATCAATTAACTCATAATTATTCATAATTAGTGGTTTGGCAAAAGAAAATATGATTGGTTCAGACATTTTATTTAAATCAACATCCCCATTAGCATCTAATAATGAAGCATAATCTGTATTAGTAGTTTCATATATACCTATTTTTGATATAACTGAACCATTATTTGCTAAATAAATATTAAAATACATAATATTATTACTTAAAAAATCAAATCGTGGTGTTCCTAAAACGAATTTAATATGCTTGTTATATATTTTCGCATTGTATACAAATGCTTCGTGATTTAAATCTGATTTATCAATATTATTTGTAATAGCATATTCTACTTTGCTATCAATATTAGATGTAATCATTATATATTATTATTTATTTTTATAAATGTATTTTTAAACTATTATAATAATTATATTTATAATATTAATATAATAATTGTATTTGTAATAAACCCAACTCTTATTCTTATGCTAACTTAAGTCTTATATTGTTAAAATTAGACCAATATATATTTTTTATATTTATCTTGAATATCCATTAATTTGAATTTTATTTTGTTTGTAAAACAAATATAGTTACTTTTATTAACTAATAACAAATTAATAGTTTCATATAATTTTAAATGTGCATCTATTTTTTTGATAATTCTTATTTCTTTAAATAATTCATTATATATTGTCATCAAAAACTCTAATATATTTTCACAATAAGCACTATTATTTTCAATTTGTAAATTTGTTATAAAAAAATTTGTAAAGAGCAAAATAAATTCCTCAATAATATGTGTATTGAGAAATAAATTGGACATAAAATTATGTGATTTATGTGATTCTATATTTTCTAATTCATATGAATATGCAAATATTTTTTTATAAATATTTATTATAAAAATAACAAAGCACTTATATTTATCATTATTTTTATTTACTGAAAACTCATCCTCATCATTAGTCTTATTATCTTTATTTGTTAAGCATTTAATATATTTTTCAAAATTAGAAAAATCCTCATATTTTTCCTTTAACAAATTATATAAAAATATGTTTTCCAATTTATAATTTTTAGTGTTATAAATAGCAAGTAATGAAAAAAATATGTTAACATATATTGAACTATAAGATAAATTGTTATAACAAATATAATCAATTATATAATTATCCATAGAATATAATTCGTCTATGCTTTCCTCAATGCTTGACTCAAGCAATTCATTATAAATAACTAAAAATTCTTTTTCTAATTTATTATAATTAGATGGTGATAATTTATTTAGCAATGCTTTAATATTACTTTTAGCAATATTTATTTTTGTTTTATCAATTGGAATTGGAACTTTTCTAACACTAGTACTAGTTGTTTGTACTAATTTATTGTATTTATTTAATAAGTTAAAGTCCTTCGATCCATTATAATTATCATATTTTTTATACTTTGATTTTTTCTTTAATTTATTATCTGTTTCTTGGTCATAATTATTTAATGATAAATCATTATTGATTGTTATTAATAATGTATTTAATAAACTTTGAATGGATGGTTCTAATTTTTCATGCTCCAAAGTTTTATAATAATTATTAATAAATTGTGTATCATAAATTAACATATAATATTATAATTAATAAAGTATAATAATATTTTTTTAATTATTTTCGTTATATTAATATTTATAAAGTAATTGTTATTATTAATAATATGAATTTTATTAACACACTGATAAATTTTTATGAAGACTCCAATTTAAATAGTAAAGAAAAATATGTAGATTGTTTTAAGTTGCCTATTGAATATTTGGAGAGTTCAAGTATTCAACTTTTAAGCAATAATATTATTAACGATTTAGAATTAATAAAAACAAAATCGCCTTTAAGCGATATATCAAATATATGTGACAATAATAATGAATCATATAATTTGTATTATCATGTTTTTAATCCTAAAAATATATTTGAAAAAAATATTATTAATAAATGGTCTAAATATTATACAAATAATGTAGAATTTTTACTAGAAACTCAATTGTTATTACAGAATTATAATACTTTCAAAAAAGTCGAATTTAGTGAAGATAAAACAGAGTTTAAAGATGACGCACTATATACTAAGTGTGAAAGTGTTATATATGATAATGGATTTATAAATAATTATCAATATATTGATATACCATTATTGAGTAAATTTAATAATAATAGTTTATGCCTACAAGCTTTAAGTATATATAATCTTTCTTCTCCTGTTTTTTCTTTGCTTATTCCAATATTGTTTCTTTTGCTCCCCTTTTTCATAATAAAATTACAAGGACATAAAATTACATTTGGATTATATTTTGAACATTTAAAAAATGTATTTTCCAATCATATTATTGGGCAATTATTTACTTCATTTAGTGAAACTAATTTTACAAATAAAATTTACCTACTTTTTAGTTTTGGATTCTATATTTTCCAAATGTATTTAAATTTTACTAGTTGTATTAAGTATTTTACAAATATTAAATATATTCATGAAACTTTATATGATTTGAAACAATATATAGCGACTTCTTTAAACAAATACAAAAATTTCTTGAAATATTCTCGAGACTTAGTGAATTATAAATCTTTTAATGATGCTATTAATAAGAATATAGATATTTTTACATCTTATTTAGATGATTTAAATAAAATTACACCATATACTTTAAATATTAATAAATTAGTAGAATTAGGACATTTAATGAAATGCTTTTATTACTTAAATAAAAATGAAACTATTATAGAGAGTTTGTATTTTTCATTTGGGTTTAATGGTTACTTAAAAAATTTAGATACGTTACAAAATTTTATAAATAGTAAAGTTATAAATTATTGTAGTTATAATAATTCTAAACCTACCTCTTTTGAAGACGCTTATTTTGCTAACTTAAATACTATAGAAACTTCAGTAAGTGAAACAAAAGATAGTGAAACAAAAGATGGAAAAACTAAAATTGTAAAAAATTCGTATTCGCTAGATAAAAATATAATTATTACTGGTCCAAATGCTTCCGGTAAAACAACTTTGTTAAAATCAACATTATTTAACATTATTTTATCTCAACAAATAGGATGTGGATTTTATAATAGTGCCTCAGTAAAAATATATGATTTTATTCATTGTTATATAAATATTCCGGATACTGGAGGACGTGATAGTTTATATCAAGCAGAAGCTAGACAATGTAAAAATATATTAGAAACTATTGAAAACAATAGTGCTAAAAATCACTTTTGTGTATTTGATGAATTATATAGCGGAACCAATCCGGATGAAGCTATTGATAGTGCTTATGGTTATTTAAATTATTTAAATAAATTTAATAATATAGATTATGTTTTAACAACACATTATACTAAATTATGTAAAAAATTAAACAAGCAAAATAATAATTTCTATATGAAAGTAAACAATAATGCTAATGATTTTGAATACACTTATAAAATTAAAAAAGGTATTTCAAAAGTAAAAGGCGCAATGAAGGTTCTTAAAGACTTAAATTATCCAGAAAATATTATTACAAATATGAAAAATTAAATATATTATTCGTTAAACAATACTTAAAATAATATAATTATACATTAATATAAATGTCATTTTTATTTAAATTTATAGACTCGGGATTTTTATTAACATTAGGATTAATTTTATTAATAAGTGGAGGAATTATGTTATATTGCTATAGAAGACTAAATTTATTAGAAAAAAGTGTAATCGAGCATGGTAAAATTTTACAAAATTTTATTATGAATTATAATATTCAAATGCAAAATTTCAGTTTACTAAATAGATCCGTTTCCACAAGCACTGCTACTACTGCCACTAATACTAATAGCACTAATATTGAAAATAATAGAACCGAATATGTAGAATTTGATAAAATAAAAAAAATTAGTTTAGGAGAAAAAATACCTGTATCTGACGATGAAGATGACGACGATGACGATGATGATGATGATGATGATGACGATGATGATGCTGATGACGACGATGCTGATGATGATGACGACGATGACGATGACGATGATGATGACGATGACGATGACGATGATGATGATGATAAATTCCAAAATACTATAAAAAAAAACAACTCAGAAAATTTAACTATTTCTAATAATGAGTTAGAAAATTTAGAAAATTTAGAAAATTTAGAACATTTAACAAGTTCAGAAAATATTGAAGTAAATGAGGCAACTATTTCAAGTTTAGATGATGAAACATTTTTTAAAAATTTACCTATAAACTTAGATTCATTTACATTAGATAATACAAGTAGCGATCCAAAAATAATAAATTTAGAAAATATTCACGATACAAATGAAAAAACAGGTGAAAGAAAAAATTATTCAAAAATGAAGGTAGATGATTTAAAAACTTTAGTTGTTACTAAAAATTTAATAGATAATGAAAATGCTCAAAAAATGAAAAAATCTGATTTAGTAAAACTATTACAAAAACAATAAAAATTCTTAATATAATATTGTTTTATTTATATAAAAAATGGAGCGCGGTATAATAATGGTAATTCATTCAATTATACTTGGTGTTTTATTATATGTTATTATGATTTATGGTCTTGGTCAAAGACATATAGTAGCCGAAAATAGAAGTATAGTAATTGCGGCTTTTGTTTTAATATATATGGTAATGTTTGGACATGGACTTCCTAAAAAATTAAATACAGATTTATTTTAAAATATAAGTTTTTATTTAAAATCTATATTTAAAATCTATAATTAAAATCTATAAAAAATTAATATTATTACATAATATAATATTAATTTTATGAGTTGGGGAACTTGTTATAGTGGTTCAAATAATATTCACTTCAATTTTCCTCCGTTAATGGAGGATTCCAGATTATTTAGCAATTATTATTCATCTGTTCTTAATGATAGTGTTTTTCAAAATAATAAAAATATTAAAAATAATAGCGATTATAGAAAATATTTACAAGTAAATGCTGACACTATTATTAAAAACAATCAGTATGTTTCTATTGCTGAATGTGGAACAAATATAAATTATAATTCGGCAGTTTCTGATTCCATCCGAACACCTTATATATTTAACTCTATTTTATCACAGGACCAACCATATGGATATGAAACAAGCAATTTAAAAAATGTATATTTGTCTAGACAACAATTGGATGCGCAAAAACATGTGACAAAGTATGTTATTAATGCTAATTAAAAATATTTTATAATATTTTATAATAATATTTTATAATAATATTTTATAATAATATTTTATAATAATATTTTATAATAATATTTTATAATAATATTTTATAATAATATTTTATAATATTATATAATATGAGTTTTTTTGATGATTTAATGACGCCTTTTGGTAAAGAGCATTGTATGTTTTTTTATTATTTAGGATATTTTAGTTTAGGAGCAGTTGTTTTAACATTTATAGGAATAATAATATCTCTATTTAAAAAGAATTATAGGATACTTGGATTTGCAACATCCTATTTTATAACCTTTATACTCATGTATTACGTTTATAGATTAAATTATTCGGTATGTTTGGGTGCTTATAAATAAACTTTTATTATAATATATAGAAACAAAAATATAAATATTATATAATTAATTATATAATATTTGTAATAATAAATATATAATATTTATGAAAATATTAAGCATAGATATAGGAATTAAAAATTTAGCATATGTGATTTTAGAATGTGATGTTATAGATAAAAAAAACAATGCTAATGAATTTAAAGATTTTAAAATTATTAAATGGGATGTTATAAATTTATGTAATAAATTAATTTCTTGTAATCAACTATCTTGTTCAAAAGAAGCCAAATTTCATAAAGACAATATTTTTTATTGTAAAAATCATACAAAAAAGACCGAATATAGTTTACCGACATGTAATATTAAAACATTACATAAACAATCTGTTGCTAATCTCTCAAAACTTACTGAACAATATCAAATAAAAATAGAGAAACCTATAAATAAAGCTTCATTAATAAAATTACTAGAAGATTATTTAAATACTACGTGTTTTGAAGCCATTGAAAGTGTTAACGCAAATAATGTAAATTTAATAGACATAGGAATTAGTATTAAAAACGAATTAAATGAATTATTTAAAAATTATGAGTTATCTAGTATTGATCAAATTATTTTGGAAAATCAAATAAGTCCTATTGCTAATAGAATGAAAACTATTCAAGGCATGATATCTCAATATTTTATAGATTGTAATAATTATAATATTAAATTTATATCAGCAACAAATAAATTAAAACCATTTACTAGTAAAGAAAATAAATATGTAAGTGGTTATAAAGATTATTGTGAATGTGACATTAATGACACAAAAGAAGTTAAAGAAGTTAAAGAAGTTAAAGAAAATAAAGACAAAAAATTATCGTATAATGAGAGAAAGAAACTTAGCATTTATTATACAAAACAATTATTAGAGCATAAAAATATGTTGCCAGAACATGCTTTTTTTATTAAACATTCAAAAAAAGATGATTTAGCAGATTGTTTTTTACAAGGAATTTATTATTTAGAAAATTTTAATGTATTAAAATAATTAATAATTAATAATAACAATTAATAATTATTAATTGTTATTAATTAATATATAATATATAATGCGGAGTATTTAAAAATTAAACTTCTATTTTTATCATAATAGTTTTAATGGATATTATAGAAATAGAACCTGAAACTTTAAATATTGATAATTTTCAAATTCCAGAATTTAAAATCAACGATTCAGATGTAGAGGAAATTATATCAAAAAAACCATCTGCTAATTTTGGAGGCGGTATTGAATTATTAATGAATGGAAAAAATATAAATGAGAAAAAAACATCCACTTCAATAGATATTGAAGACATTACAACCTTAGAAAATGAATTAAATGATTTAACAGATAATAGTAGTTCAAAACAATTTGATGAAAAACTAAAGTTAAATACTACTATTGATACGGATAATAAAAAAGAAATAAATTATAATCAATCAACGCCTAGTGCCAATAAAAAATCTATTTTTGGAGGTTTATTTGGTGATTCTAAAAACAATGGTTCTAATATTAAACCAGTCACAAAAAATAATGAAACTGACGCAGCAAATTTAGGAAAATCAACCGCAAATATGAATGAAAATAAAACTTGGGACGGATTTGGTAAATTTAATAATGTTCCTATTAATTTAGATAAAGCACAAGAAAAACCTGAATTGACAAAAGAAGAAGAATTAAAAGAAAAGTTCAAATATTTACGCAAGTTAGAAG